TCCAGCCGTAGAAAATGTCGAATGCAGTTTGGGCAACTGCTGGAGTTGCAGTGATAGAACCTTGCTCTAGGGCTGGGTTCTGTACGACTGCGTTACCTGTTCCATATGTTCCACCAGTACCATTTGGATTGTAATCCTGGTATGTGATTGGAGCAAAGTTAGGAACTAAAAATACGTTACCCTGTGTAGGTGTAACTACGTTGGTCATGTTGACAAGGCCTTGTGATTCGTGCATTGCGCGTAGTGCGAAACTTGCGATTGCAGTTGTGAATCCCTCGGCTTCGTTGTTAGGACCGCCTAATACGTATGCCATGATATTTCTCCTAAATTATATTGTTGGCAATCAGAGTACTTTGCGAGACATTGCTTGCGCATGTACTTCTACAGTTGTACCTTTGAGTCCGACACGTTTACCTAGACCATTGCGTTGAGCCCATGCGTTGAATGCAGCAGGATCTTTGCTATAATCAGGTATGCCATCTTCTGGTGCACCTGCAAAATTACCGTTCTGTCTCAAACCTGAACCTCCGGTTAGATTACTCTGTTTGAGTAGTTTAGGATTACCCTTCGCTACTTCTTGAACTAATCCAGAGATACTAAGTGGATTACCATCTTGACTATAACGTTCTTGACCCTTAGAATTTACGATTGAATAAGTGCCATCATCATTCCATTGGATATTTGATTTTACTTTAGTCAATGCATAATCTAACAAGTCACCGTCGAACCGATCACCCATCGCTTTCATGATTTCGCCATCTAGTTCCTTCTCACGTAATGCTTGCTCTTTACGGGCAAGATCCATTTGAAGTTTGCTAAATTGCTCATGAAGGTCATTTGTAGTGACGCGACCGTTACTTCTTGATTGTTCCACTGGCTGTACGTTGCCAACGGGTGCAGATTGTTGTGCTGCTGTAGTTCTAGCCATATACGCAATTGCTGCTTCAACACTTTCAAAATTTTGACCGCTTGCGTTTGACAATGCGTTCAATATGCTTGAAGTGGTGCTCTTGCGAATAACACCAGGATTTACTTTAGCACCTGTAGATGCATCTGCATCATCTACTGTTTCGGCTGTATCGTTGCCAACGAATTCATTTTTATAATCGCTCATGTTTCCTCTTTAGTTATAACGTAACAAACGAATATTATTGCATTAGCGAATTCAGTTGCCAGCAGAACTTAGCATGAACTGCTTGTCTGTCGGCAATAAAATTCGCAATGCCCTGCCTATTGGGAGTATCAGACTCTACAAATGCTTTGTCTAATAATTCCAAAATCTTTTCACCATCTTCATAAAGTTCTTTTACCATTAGCATAGCATTTGGTATTTTTTCTTGTTCTTTTATGACTGATAATTCTAAAAATCTTTTCATTGTTTGCGGAGCATATACTTCTAATGTGCGTATATGTTCAGCAGTAACATCGATGGCATCTTCCATATTTTCGTATATTTCACCGAACAGATCATGCAACTGTACAAACATTGGACCTTCTACGTTCCAATGAAATGCTTGCGCTTTTACTTTGTATACTTCTGTAGTTGCAAGTACTTCTTTTAGTGTATCTTCTAATGCCATTTTATTATCTTCCTGTATTCATGCCGACAAGTTGTACAGCGACGGCTTGCTGTGGATAGTAACTTATACCTGTGTTGACGATCGGTGTACCTACACCACCCATCAATTGTTCATTTTCTGCTTGACCGAATTCACCTTCTTGTTCGTAATCTTCGTTGCCACTTACCTTCTCATCGTATTCTGTTTCACTATCTTCTTTTTCTTCTGCTGGTATCTGGCTACCAAGATCGCGTGTCATCAACATCTTATCTTGCTGTGTCAATAGTTCACGTATTGCAGGATCTTCAATTGTGTTGACATATGCTTGTTCGAATTCTGGTATTGCATCTTTAGGTGCAAGCATGCCAATCACTTCACGATTGACAAGTGCATCAATGATTGGGTTACCTTGTACTAATGCTTTTGCTTCACGCGCTAATGCCAATCTATAATTTGTATCTGTGGCTTCATAATCAGTATTATAATGTACTTCGCCTGCCCAACGCATGTTCATAAAACGTGCGGCATATGTAAAAATCATTTCTTCACAAACTTCCATTAGTCTTGCTTTTGCTTTGGCAGTCTTATGCAATGTCTTGCGTTCTTCAATAATGCTGATGCCACTCTGTACTTGGTTCTTGCTTGTACGCAATCCACCAAGACCAGTTAGTGCTTCAATCTGTTCTAAGATATCTGCTTGCTTTTTCATCACTGTGTCAACATCAGTCGTTGATACAGGAATGGCTTCTACTTGACCTTCTGCGGCACGAACAATCGCGCCTGCTTGCGCTGGTACTGCGATGCCTTTCTCTGCACGAATAAGTGTTTTTGCAAACTGTATTGATGTATATGCTTCACATTCTAGTTTGTAATGTTCGCGCTGTGCGTCACTTGCTGCATCGATATCACTGACACCAAGATCAATTGTTCGTGGATCGCGGCGACCATATGTTATAAACACTGGTACGCTCATACCTGCTGGAAACTCTCCTTCGCCGATCACTTCTGCGTCTTGGTCAAGTTTGCTTCCAACGCTTTGCTTAGGTACTTCATAACTGCGCCAATAACTTGGCTTCGTCTCATCGCCAAGGTGATAGCACTTGATGTAGAAATTTTCGCCATCTTCGTATTCCATTACTTTGACATACTTGACGATAGGTCTGCCGCAATAATATTCCCACTCCCAGTCCCATACATTGATCGGACTTATTGCTACGCAATAGGGTCTACCTTGATTGCCTTCTTCTGCTTTTGGCATATCGACTGCTACCCAGCAATGACCGAATATTGAAGTTAGGTCACCAATCTGTTCCATGAAGCTAGTCATGTCACGATTGTTCATGTCTGCATCAAGACAGAATAAGTCAACCCACTCTGTATTTCTTGGGTCGATGTTGACACCTTCTGGTGTAGCGAATTGTAGATTACGCTTTACGCCTGGCTCAAACAATACGTCATTGATCGTATCTACGATGTAGCGACTTATAGGCTGCGCCACCGTGTTATTGACAAGATCAATCCACAATGCTGAATCTTCGCTTGGGCGCTTTTTACGAACGTATTGTTTGAACGTATAACCGCCTAGATAGGCATACTGATAACCTAGCATCTGCTGATAGACAGCCTGATACACTTGGTTCTTTTTCATCAAGTCTTTTATTTTCATCTATTGTTTTCCGGATATAGATTGTATCATGTATTTATACTTGGCATTAGTATTGCATACACGATGTATTCTTGCAAAGTGTGGTAAATATGTAGTACCCCCACAATGCTCACAAACTGGCCACATCATTTCTTTTTGTTTCATCATATCGTTATACGCATTATATTTACGCTGTAATTCATGTCTAGTTTTGATGTCACCAACTTGCAAATGCTTAGGGTTCACACATAATTTGTTGCCACATTTGTGTTGTATCTCTACTTTGTCACCGTAATTGACAGTTTTGTACGTCTCAATATACATGATTCTATGCGCGGTAGCCATGTGTATCTCTCTGCTCACACGCAATAGACCATAACCTGCATTATTTTTGCAACCATGCCATATCCAGCATTGCTTATAATCATCTTTGCCTTTGTTAGTGACAGGTATATGTGTATATTTTCTTAGCCTGTCCAATATTGGTATTGATTTGCGTATTCTTTTATTTTTCATTTGTTTAGTTCCATGTCATTTGATCGATTTCTTCTTTATCGTCACCTAGTATCTGTTCCCATGTTGGTCCACCTGGGTATAGTGGGCTATGTGGCATATGTTCAAGTCCGGGTCTTGCCATGCGTGATAATTTTTCATCCATACCGATATACTCAGCGAAGGGTAAACTATCATGTTGTATCGGAAACAAGTGATGTATACCATAACGTATACAGTCACCAAGACCGTCAATGTGTGCATACTTTTGCTCAGTGTATTTTACCAAACGTTTACGTGAAGCATCTTCAAAATGGTATGTCTGTAATGCTTCAAGTAAAAATTTGTCATCTGGTCTAACGACTAATCCACCACGCTGTATAAACGCATTGCTGGTATTATCTGTATCGGTGACTAATGGATTACTCTTGCGTGTGTTCACAATTGTAAAGCCATATTTCTCTAATATGATTTTGTCAGTCACACCGAAAGGACTTGTAGTGTCACGATTGGCTTGTGTACCTGACATGTCGATAATACTGTTTATGCGTCTGCGTGGGAAATCTTCGCGTATCGCGCTTGCTATACCTTCTGTGCCACAGTCTGGTATAGCATAACTTTTTAGTATTTCCATATGTCCATCTTTCTCACCTGCTTTACGCACTTGCGCCACGACAGCACACATAACACGCTTGTTGAAGTCATGAAATGTATATAAATCACCACCACGATCAGTGACTTCTTTGCAATGTTTATGTTTATCAAAAGTATAGAAAAATTGGTCTGCTACACTTTCCCATTGACACATATAATCTTGATTGAATTTGAGTGGTGACAATATTCTTTTTTGTTCTTCAATATATTGTCTGTTACCACTGCGCATCTGCAAATAATTATAGTGTCTAACAACATATTTGTCATTGCGTTCTAATGCGAACTTGAACAGATCATAGAGTGGACCAGTTCCATTAGGCGTCGAGATAACAATCAATCTA